CGCTCGAGTACTACTTGCAGCGCTTAGTACCAGTTACACGACGTAACTTAGGTGTTAAGGTAGGTCTAACCTGGGTATCAGCCCGGAATCCAGTATATTTTTCAATATACCGGTATAACGGGACTGACTCCATGGCTCGATCCTGCCAAACATCTAAAAGTTGCTTAGTTAACCGGGCCTGAGCTAGTGAGATAGACCGAGCTCTTCTAAGGCTGAAGATAGCTTCCCCAACATAGTATTTCGAAATACCTAATTCAAAGATATTAACATCTTCGTCACTAACCAAACGGTTAACGGCGTCGACGCTAAGTCTAAGAAGGGTATTCGCAACACTAATAACGGGTAGCGTCTCACGTCTTAGAGCTTGGTATAACTGGACATTCAAGCTTGGGAGATGTTTAAGAGCCTGATCATCCATAGTTTTAACTATGGAATCACGGTTCTCAAACAATCTCTCAACATCCGAGATCGCTATCTTTAACTTCATCTCTTTGATAAAATCAACGAGGAGATTTAACATCTCGGGAGTCGAAATAAACTCCCATAAAGGAAAAGTCCTGTGGAAGTATTCCTGTACGGACACTCGTAATGAGTGACCTGCATTAATACGGTCACAGGATATAGAGTTCTCATCAGTAACCTTACTGATAAAGTTCCCTATATAGTGATAAACCATATAGAGTTTTATTATTCGTTCTGCATGTGCAGGACGTTTAAAGAAACTAAATGTGGCTCGGATCAAGTCTGGGTGCTCAGAGATAGGCAAGTTCCATCCGTGAGTAGCTTGGTTTCTAAGAAACTCATGAAGAAGTGAATACTTCTTCCAAGTCTCAAGGAAACCCCCGATACTAAAACCTGACACCTCAGTCCCCGATATAACTATCCTTTTGGCAAACTCTAGCATCTTATCAGATACTAGAGTCTTTTCATCAGAGATAGGCATATCGAGCTGAGAGCATAAGATTTTATATTGGAGAGCTACTTCACGATTGGCTATAACTAAATCATCACCTAATAGACAGTAATCTGGAAAATAACGCCCAGGTTTAACAACCTTGGCATTAATTGCCGATAACTGCACCATTACATGATGACTTAGAGCCATCGCGGCCCAAGAGGAGTATGCTCCCATCGGTTGTCCTGCCCGATAAAATATCGGGTGGTCACAATCTTTGTTCACAAAGGCTTCTCCTACTAGCAGGCGTTTCCATGCTAGAGCACTTTCTTCCCCAATCAAGTTAGTTAAAACACTAACCTGAAAGTCAACAGGCATTCTGTCTGTTGCAGCGGAAAGATCGTAGCAATAGTACGGACCGGTAGAAGGTAAGGAAGACTGAAAATCATCCTGATTAAAGGTAAAATCAGACGGTATATTTTTCAATATACCCATTAAAGCATCATGAAGAGGCTTTAATGCTGTCTGAGTCCAATAATCAAGAATGGCAATCACTCTTGTCTTACCCTCCTTATCACTAAAGTAACTAAGCTTACGAGAATACTTTTCAGCCTTTGAGTGGATTAACCTCCAGATCTCGATCATTGAGTATCCTAAACCGGTCGGCTGATAAGGCTTAGTCATAGCTACTTGAAGCGCTAAACCTCCCAAAAGGATAATATCTTCCTTTTGTTGTGGAGTAATAGCGTCCAAGTCAGTTAAGGCTGAAGCCAAAGCAGGACCGTTAGGACCACTCTTTGTAGAGAAATGGAAATCTTTCCAACTCAAAGATTGAGGGTAGACCCCTAGAGTCTTACAGATCACCTTTATGGTGTCCTCATTTTGAGGAATTCCTTTAGAAGGAGTCTCGATGGTATCCAACTTTAGAATAGCCTTAAACTTAAAAGCCCTACCAACATTTAACAATGTCAGTAGAACTCTTATAGTTTGAGGGTTATCTAAATCGGATTTCCAAAGAGACAACTCCTTAGGGAAACCTGAAGAATCTAGTGCTACAGATTCAAGTTCATATAGTGGATTCCCACTAAGGTACCTTAAAACAGACAGTCGAAGAGATTTATATCTTCGAACAGTTTGTTCTAAGCCTTGGTGGTCCACATTATGTGAAAATGTATCTAGGTAAGCTGTTACACGTGAACTGTATACTTCGTACTGCTTACAATACAAGGTTAATACTATAGGGATTAACTTCCTTATCGTACTTAATCTAGTCATTGTAGCAACGATTATATAAGTTTCACGCAGTGTTAGGGACGCTACCACGCCCAAGGTAGGGTGCTAGCCTTCTTGAAC